GGGGCAGACTGCAGCCGATGCCCCTGTTCCCCGAGCCCAACATGGTCAGCTTCTACGAGGACGTGATCTTGTTGACGAAGCTGATCAGTTGAACGCGCTCGGCCTCTTCGGCGGCGCGGCTGTTGTCGCCAGCGGCAACGTCACGAGGCGGCACGCTGGTGGGAGGGGCCTGGCGGGGTTTGCGAGCGGATAGGCGCGGAGCCATCGGGTGTGCTTCGGGTTGAGGGTGGGGTCTCTCTTCGGGGTTCTGGCCCAGAGCATCAAACGCCGATTTCTGCCGAATGACAATCGACTTGCATCCCCACGGGTCCGATGCCATCGGTGGTGTCGCAAACGGATTGCAACCGCCCTCGCCAGGGGCGCACACCGGAGAGAGCCATGCGACTGATCTTCCCTTTCCTCTGCACGGTGGCGGTTATTGCCGCGCCCTGCATTTTCCTCTGGAGCGTGTGATGATCTACCTCGCAGTCTTCGCAGGCCAGTCCAACTCGCTCGGCTACGGCATGTCGGCCGCCACGCTGCCCGCGCCCCTGCAGGGGGCCAACCTCGGCCAGACCTACATCTGGGGCGGCAGCTACGGCGCGCCCTATTGGGGCGTCATGCAGCCGGGGGTGAACACCGGCAACGAGAACGCGCCCGGGGCATGGGGGGAGGAGGTGCAGTTCGCCTACGACTTCCGCCAGGCCCATCCCGACGACGTGCTGCTCATCGTGAAGGTGGCGCTCGGCTCCACCACGCTGGCCGCTGGCCCTGACCTCGACTGGGCGCCGGGTAGCCACGAACTGTTCGACCTCACCACCGCCAACATCAACCGGGCGCGCGCGGCGTTCATGGCCGCGCAGGGCGTGGAGGCTCCGCACCCGAGCGTGGTCTTCTGGGGGCAGGGCGAGAGCGACGCTGGCACGCAAGAGGGCGCCGACGCCTACCACGACAACCTCGAAGACTTCCTCGCCCACGTTCGGAGCGACTGGATGCACGACCCGGCGGGCAAGGTGGTCGCATCGCGCATCACCGACTCCCCGTGGCTCAACCACAACCTCACCGTCCGGCAGGCCCAGTGGCAGGTGGATCAGGAGGACGCGAACCTCGTGACCTACAAGACCATCGGCTTCGACATGCAGCCGGACCTCATCCACTTCGACGCCGGGGGCCACGTCGCCCGCGGCCACGCCGACTACGCCGCGTTCGACGGCTGGTTCTAGGAGGAACCCATGACCCTGAAGGCTGTACCGAAAGACGAGCGGGATCCGATCCCCGACCACGTCGACAACCCCCTCGATGTGCGTCAGGCCAGCGCCTCGCTCGCCTCTCGCGTGGACCGCGTCAAGCGCGTGCTGGGCCAGCCAGCCGCCCTGCCCGAAGCCCGCCGCCGGGCCAAGGACGAACTGGTCGTGCTCTCCCGCGAGGCGCTGGCTCTGTGGAGCTTGATCTAAGTGTCCGCCGAGGACATGCGCAAGGCGGTGGTCCGCGAGTACCGGCGGCATGCCAGGAAGTCGGAGCCGGCGGTGCGCGCCGGGCTCGCGCGCCACGCGGCCGACCCTCGCCTGCAGGGCATCACCTTCGAATTCGCGTCAGCCATGGCGGCCTCGCAGAGCGTCATTCGCCAGGCGATGGAAGCGGCCCTGCAGGAGGCGATGCCCCAGAGCCGGGAGTTCTTCGCGGAGCTTGCCGTCCGCTGCGCCTGCTACCTGATCACGGCGCTGCCCGCCGACGATCAGGAGGTGTTCGCCCTGATGGTCCGCGACGCGATTCTGCCGAAGCTGGCTGATATGCAGGCGCAAGGCCTGGTCATCAAAACGGAGTGGCAATGAGCCCCACGATCATCGTCTACGAGTACCACTCGCACACCGGCTCCATTGAAGAGATGGAGCGGGCGATCAACACGCCAGGCCACATGCGCTACGCCGCAGTGATGGTCCCGACCGGCCCTGGCACCCACTGGACGGCCACCGGATCCACCGCCGCCGAGGCGACCGGCAAGCTGCAGGCCATGTGGGAGAAGGAGCGCAAGAGCATCGAGCCCCGCAAGGCACCGCCCCGGAAGCCGAAGGGCTCCGAGGACGTGGGCGATATCGTTTAGCATCGGAGAGAACATGCGCATCATTCAGTTGGAGGCCGACGCCTTCAAACGCCTGCGGGCGATATCGATCACCCCCACGACCAACATCGTGGAGGTCACCGGCGACAACGGGGAGGGCAAGACCAGCACCCTCGACGCCATCTGGGCGGCGCTGGGCGGCAAGGACGCCGCGCCGGAGAAGCCCATCCACACCGGCGCCGAGCGCGCGGAGGTGCGGCTGGTCCTGGGCGAGAACGGCGAGGCCAAGGTGAAGGTCACGCGCCGGTTCAAGCCGAAGGAGGGCGGGGGATACTCCACCGACCTCGTGGTCGAGTCCGCCGAGGGCGCGCGCTACCCCAGCCCGCAGGGCGTGCTCGACGCCATGGTCGGCGCCATGTGCTTCGACCCGTTGGCCTTCACCCGCATGCGCGACGAGGACCAGATCAAGGCCCTGCGGCAGTTCGTGCCAGGCGTGGACTTCGCCCAGATCGAAGGGCTCAACAAGCGCGACTTCGACGCACGCGCGGAGGTCGGCCGCAAGCTGCGGGACCTGAAGGGCCAGCTTGCCGCGCTGCCGCAGATCGCCGGCGACCTCCCCGCGCTGGGCGACCTCCAAGCCCTGCAGGACAAGTTCTCTGCAGCCGCCGCCACCAACGCGCAGATCGCAGAGCGCAAGGCCCGGCGGGAGGCCGTGGAGGAGCGGATCAAGGATATCACCAACCACATCGAGGCCCTGCAACGGGAGCGCATCGATCTGCAGACCAAGCTCGCGGACGTCGGGCCTCTGCCCGAGCCGGTCGACGTGGCCGACCTTCAGACCCAGATGCAGCAGGCGCACGAGGCCCGCGCGCTGCACGAGAAGGCCAAGGCGCGCCGGGACGTCGAGGTGCGCCTGAAGGCCGCCGAGGACGAGGAACTGGCCCTCACGGCGGCGATCACCAAGCGCAAGGACGACATGGCGAAGGCCGTGCAGGCGGCGAAGATGCCGATCCCCGGCCTGGCGTTCGGGGACGGCTTCGTCACCCTCAACGGCGAGCCCTTCGCCCAGGCGAGCAAGGCCGAGCAGATCAGGGGCAGCGTCGCCATCGCCGCGGCCATGAACCCGAAGCTGCGGGTCGCCCGCGTGATGGACGGATCCCTGCTCGACCGGAAGTCCTGGGCGGCGCTCGAAGCCTACGCGGCTGAGCACGATCTGCAGGTGTGGGTTGAGACGGTCAGCCAGCACGGCCAGGCCGCAGTCCTGATCGAGGACGGGGGCGTCGTCACCCCACTGAGTGAAATTGGCGACGTAGTCTGAACCCAAGGAGAGACAGCATGATCCTAGCACTCGACACCGAAACGACGGGGCTCCCCGATTGGCGCAGCCCATCTGATGCCGCCCACCAGCCGCACCTTGTGCAACTCGCCATGGTGCTGCTGGACGATGACCTTCGCGAGCGCGCAAGCACTTCGGTGATCATTCGGCCGGACGGTTGGACGATTCCCGACGACGTGGCGGCCATCCACGGCATCACGACCGAAATTGCCCTGTCGGTTGGCATTCCCGAAAAGGTGGCCACCACGCTGTACATGAGCTTGCTCTACGGGACAGGCGCGAGCGTGGTGGCTCACAACGTGGATTTTGATCTTCGGATCATGCGCATCGCCATGCTGCGAGCCGGCCGCACGAAGGACTGGATCGACGCGCAGGAGGTGACGAAGTTCTGCACGCTGAAGGCCGCAACGCCCATCGTTAACCTGCCACCGACTGCAAAGATGACGTCGGCTGGCTTCACCAAGCCAAAGCCGCCGAAGCTTTCCGAGTGCATCGAGTTCTTCTTTTCCGAGACTCTAGAAGGGGCTCACGACGCAATGATCGATGTTCGCGCATGCGTGCGTGTATACCGACATTTGCTCGCCTCTAAGGTTGAGCCCGTAGGCGACGTCGTCTAGGCTACAGCCACGCCAGAACCACCAACCGAAGAGAGCACCAGCACATGAACTTGCTACCCGATGGGGTCCACGTGGGCCTCTCCGAGACCGCCTACTTCAGCCAGGGGCGGCTCGGGTCGTCCGACCTCGTGAAGCTCTGGAAGGAGCCCGCGAACTGGTGGTGGGGATCGCACTTCAACCCCGACCGGGAGGAGCGGAAGTGGACCTTCGGCAACGACCGCGACTTCGGGCACGGGTTCCACTACCTGCTGCTCGAAGGCGAGGACGTCTACGCCGAGAAGGTGGCGATCAACCCCTACGACAACTTCACCACCAAGGACGCGAAGGCGTGGCGCGACGAGCGGCACCTCGACGGCATAGTGATCCTTGGCGAGAAGCACGACCGCTACATCCGCCACATGGTCGCGCTGGTGGCCAACCACCCGCAACTGGCCGACGCCATGCGGGACGGGCTCTCCGAGGTCTCGGTGCTCTGGACGGACGACGGCGGCCGACGCCGGCGGGCGCGGTTCGACAAGCTGCTCCCCAGCTATGTGCTCGACCCGAAGTCCTACGGCGCCCACAACCAAGGGCGCGACGATCACGACCGGGCCCTGCGCATGGTCGCGGCGCGCTCCTACGACGTCCAGCGGTACGACTACGACGTGGCGCGCGAGCGGCTGGTGGAGTTCGTCAAGGGCGGGCAGGTGTACGGCGCCAACCCCCAGCAGCGCGCGTGGCTGGACGCCTTCCCGGCGGCTGACGAGGCCCGGCTGGCCGAGCGCATGGAGTTCTACCCGAACGGCCACCCCGACCAGCAGAGCGCATGGTCTTGGTGCTGGCTGTTCCTGCAGAAGCCCTCCAACTCCAAGGGGCACGCGCCTATCGTGCTGCCGCTGGAGCGTCCGCGCTTCGACAAGACCTGGCGCGCGGGCAAGCTGAAGGTGGAACGCGCCCTGCAGAACTTCGACGCCTACAAGGCCCGCTTCGGCCTGGGCGACGAGCCGAACGAGGACGGACTGGTGTCCGTGCCTTGGGCCGCGGTGCACCCGCTCTGGCGGCCCACCGACGAGGAATTCCCCCCGTGGTTGGACGATGTGTCCAGCCGCGAACACTTCGCAGTTGAGGAAGAGGACGCGGCCTAGTGTCAGAGACCGCCGCTCATTTCTACGCGCCACAGCCGCGGGCCATCGCAAAGGCAGCCGGGCTACGCCAGTTCTTTCCCGCAAAGCCTTGTCGGGCAGGGCATGTGACGTGGTGGTGGGTGAGTGGCGGATGCGTCGAATGCTCAAACCAACGAAAGCGAGACTGGGTGAAGGCGAACCCAGAGCGCGCTAAGGATTATGGCCGCGCGCACTACGTTGCCCATGCCGACGACTACAAGGCGCGCGCCGCCGCTTGGAAAGTCGCCAACCCTGGTCGGTCTGTTCGGAGTAAGCCGAATCCAGAAAAGCGGCGGGCGGCGGAACGTAGGCGCCGAGCAGCCAATCCCGCGAAATACCGGGCCTTAGTTCAAAACCGAAAGGCCCAGCGAAGAGGTGCTGCCGGGTCATTCACGCTTGCCGATCTGATCTGGATTGACCGCAAGCAGAAGGGTCGTTGCGCATACTGCCGGACGATGCTTTGTGTTGGCAACCGAGAGCTTGATCACATCCAGCCCATCGCCAAGGGCGGGACGAACCACCGCAGCAACCTTCAATTTCTGTGCGTCCCCTGCAACCGCAGCAAGGGCGCTAAGGACCCACTTGTTTTTGCCCGTCAGAAAGGACTTCTTCTATGAGCGACTCCCAACTTCCGGCCGTCCGGCCACAGGTGACCGCCGGCGGCCAGGTCGGGGCCTTGATCCCGCAAAGCATCGATGAGGCGTGGCGCCTGTCGGAGGCTTTCGCAAAAGCGAAAATCTTGCCTCGCGGGATCACGGAGGCACCGCAGGTGATGCTGATCATTTGCGGGGGAGCCGAAGTTGGCTTCGGACCATTCCAGTCCCTGCAGTCATTTTACCTCGTGAACAACCGCCTGACGCTTTGGGGTGACGCCATCCCGGCGCTGCTCTGGTCGAACGGCTTCAAGCTGCGTGAGTGGTACGAGAACAGCGACCCCACCTATCCCGACAACATGGTGGCGAAGTGCTTGGTCACCCGCCCGGATGGCACTGAGATCGAGGGCGAGTTCTCGGTTGGAGACGCCAAGGAGGCGAAGCTGTGGGGCAAAGACGGCCCATGGCAGACGTCGAGAAAGCGGATGCTGAAGATGCGCGCCAGAGCCTTTACTGCCCGGGATGGCGCACCCGACGTGCTGCGCGGCATAGCCATCCGCGAGGAGGTCGAGGACTACGATGTGATCGACGTTATGGCGACGCCAGCCGCGCCGCTGCACGCCGGGTTCGAGGACAAGCCGCGTCGCGGTAAGCGGCAGCCGCCTGCCTTGACCGAGACGCGCCAGCAGCCCGAGCCGCAGGCCGAAGGGCCGGCCACCGAGGAGCCGCAGCAGATCGAACCCGGGCACGCCGCTCCCGGCGAAGTCTACCTGCACAGCGAGGACACGGTGCCAACCGAGGAAGGGCGCTGGCTCACCTTCAAGGACGGTGCCCGCTTCTCGACGGTCGCAGACCCGATGACGCTGAAGGTCTACGCCGAGCACTCCCCGGAGGCTCCCGAGGATGGCGATGGCCCTACGGAGGAGGGCACGGATACCGAGACGGGTGGTGCCCAGCCTGCGGAGATCGAACCGGATACGTCGGAAACTGCCACCGATGCGTCCAGCGATGGGGAGCCCCAGGAGGAGGGCTCTGGCCAGTCAGCGCCAGCGGACGACGCCTCCGATGAGGACGAGGAGGAAAGCGAGGGGGATGACCTCCCGCCCGAGTTCCAGACCTACATTGAGGCGGTCGACGGCGCGAAGGAATGGACCGAGGTGAAGAAGGCGATGGCCACCTTCTTCAACACCCCGACGTTCAAGGGCTTCACCTCGGCCGAGCAGAACAAGGTCCGCCAGACCACCTGGGAATCCGCCAAGGAGAACCGGGTGACGGGCCTGCCGGATCCGGCCGCCGACGTCAGCGCCTTCCGGCTCTGGATCGAGGCCTGCGAGGAGCCCGACACGATCAAGTTCAACCTCGGTGTGCTTGAGCGCCAGCCGGACTTCGAGGCCAAGGACCCGGGCATCAAGGACAACATCCGCCGCGGCGTCGCCGCCCGGATCGAAGCCCTCAACGCATAAGGAGCAGGACCATGGGCGAGACCACGAGCATCAGTTGGACCGATCACACCTTCAACCCCTGGATCGGGTGCACGAAGGTCTCGCCCGCCTGCGACGGCTGCTACGCGGCAGCCCTCATGGGCTCTGCGGGGCGCATGAAGCGCGTCGAGTGGGGTGAGCCGGGGAAGGGGCCCGGCACCCGCAGCCGCACCTCCCCGGCGAACTGGCGGCAGCCACGCAAGTGGGACCGCCAGGCCCGCGACGCCGGCGTGAAGCGGTTCGTCTTCTGCGCCAGCTTGGCGGACGTCTTCGACAACGAGGTGCCTGCCCAGTGGCGCCGAGACCTGTTCGACCTCATCCACGCCACGCCGAACCTGATATGGCTGCTGCTCACGAAGCGGCCCGGCAACATCGTGAAGCAGTTCACTGCCGCCTACTGGCCGGACCATGTAGACCCGACCGCCAAAGATTGGCGCGCCGATTGGCCACGCAACGCCGCCATCGGCTGCACGGTCATCAATCAGGAGGAGGTCGACCGCGACGTCCCGAAGCTGCTGGCCGCCAAGGCTGCACTCGGTCCTGCCTTCGCCTTCCTGTCCATGGAGCCGCTGCTGGGCCCGGTGGAGGTGTCGCAATACCTGTCCCCTCGTGGATACGGTTCCGTCGACGGGCGCGCCCTTTACGCCCGGCCGCGCATCGACTGGGTGATCACCGGCGGCGAGACCGACCAAGGCGGTCACAAGGCGCGCCCGGCGGACCCTGCGTGGTTCAAGTCCCTGCGCGCTCAGTGTGCGGTCGCTGGCGTGCACTTCCACTTCAAGCAGTGGGGCGAGTGGCAGCCATACATGGGCCAGGTCCCGACGAGCATAAACGCGCCGCCCTACTACTTCGACTTGGGTCTGGGCGCCGCGCCGGTCTTCCGGTTCGGGAAGGCACACGACCCCTGCACGCTCTACGGGGACGTGCACCATGCGCGGCCGATGCTGCCATGAGCATCGCGGTCTACCAGCCCCGAGGCCTCGGCCACCGGATCCTGCAGATGCTTTCCAGTGGCCCGGCGACGCTGGCCGACCTCGCGCCAGTGGTCGACCGCCGGGACAACAGGAAGCGCCGCAAGGTTGCCTGGCACGCCCTCTCGAACCTCATGGGGCATGGCCTGGTCGACTCGGCGGGCGCCTACAACATCACCCCCGAGGGGGAGGACGCGCTGCAGCAGTTGGAGTGCGGCCGCACCTTCGAAATTCGTCCGCGCTACTACAGCCGGTCGATCAACCAAGGGGCCGCGCTCTAGCCGCCCCGCCTTCGCCAGAGGATCCTATGTCCGAAGAGAACACCCCCAACCCCGTCGACGTCCACGTCGGCAAGCGGCTCCGCTTCCTCCGCAAGCACCTGGGCATGAGCCAGAACGCGCTCGCGGCCAAGGGCGGCATCACCTTCCAGCAGGTGCAGAAGTACGAGAACGGCACCAACCGAATCTCGGCGTCGATGATGTGGGCTTTCGCCAACGCGCTCGGCATCACCATCGCGGACCTGTTCGAGGGCCTGCCCAGGCCGGGCGAGGAGCGCACCGTCGACCAGCAGGCCGCGCTCGACTACATCAGCACCGTTCACGGGTTCCGGCTGGTCAGCGTGGCCGCTCAGCTACCCGGCGAGGTGCAGCAGGCCCATATCGCGCTCATGGAGCTTGCGCGCCGCTAGGGCGTCGGGGTGGGGCTTTGTCCCCACCCGCACCGATCCTTGCCGACCGCGTTGTGCTCTTTCGCGGCCAGGATCGTCTCGTCGGTATCGCGCGCCGACCAGTAGATCGGCTTTGCGTAGGCGCAGAAGGTGTCCAGCACCCGCGGCTCAGTCGGGCCGCTTGAAGCCATCGTCTGCGCGCAACTCGTCAGGATCAGCAGCGACGCGCTCGCGAACAGCCTCACGCACTTCCTCGACATGCTTCGTCTCCTGCACGACTTCAGCGGCGGCCTCCCGGCGCTCGATGGCCCGGCCCTCGTTCTGCGCCTGGCGCTTGTCCCACCAGACGAGGACCCGGCCCACGAGGTCCAGAAGAACCTCAAGGGCCCGGAACACCTACTTGGCCAGGCCGGCGGGCGCCTCGATGGCCGCTTGGATCGTCTTCTTCGTGTTGCTGTTCTTCACGAAGGACCACGCGATCGGGAGGATGGCCAGCACCAGCGGGATGGCGGCCTGTGCGAGGTCGTCGGTCAGCCAGCCCTTGCCGACCATCCAGCCAGCGATGCCCACGAGGGCGGCGCGGACGGTCGACGCGATGTTGGCGGGGACGGCGCTCGGGGCAGCGTCTTCAGGACGGAAGTTCGACATGGGTAGCTCCTTAAAGGTTGGCGGCTTGAAAGTGCATGGCGTCGGCGGTGGCCCACTTGCCGCCCCAGGTCCATCCCTCGGCGGCGAACAGAGCCACGACCTCGGACGGCATCATGCCAGCGTCGGGACGCCAGCGCCGGCCAAAGCCGTTGCGGGCCGGGTCAAGATCGATGGCCGATCCCCACGAGTGGTTCGAGAGACTCGAGCCGCCGCGCTTCAGCCGGAAATTGTAGGCGCCGCCGTACAGGTGCATGCCCGCGTTCTCAAGGGCCGTGCGGCTTCCATAGTGGTCAGCGATCCCGCTTAGCACGCGCGCAAGGCTGTCCGCGCAGAGCCGGTGGATGCGAATGGTGCGCACCGGCTTATTGGTCGCCCAAGCCAGCACCATGGGGTAGGGCGGCTGCAGATTGACGAGGTTGGCTTCCTCCCAGGAGCGGTCGGCCGCCCCGTCGTGGTTGGGATCCGGGTCGCCGTAGAAGGCATTCATGGCGGTGGGCGTCTGCCGCGGCCAGATGGTCATGTGGGCCCCTTCGGTCGGCTCTAGCGATGGCCGGAGGCTCTACCCGCGATGGTCGGAGGTCAACCCCCGAAGAGCCAGGTGATCTTGTCGCCCGCGAGGAACCACGTCAGCGCGCCGCCGATGGGCACGAGGATCGCAGTCGCCCATGCCGCGCCCCTGACGTTCTCCCGAACCCGCTCGAACCATGTGAGGCGCTGGCTGACTTCGTGGATCACGCTGTATAGCCCGGTCGGATGCCCGGCCTCGTTCTGGGCCTCGCCCAGCCGGGCAAGCAGGGTGTCGAGAAGATCGTGGATGGCCTTGTGTCCGTCTTCGACCTTCGTCATGCGAGACTCAACGTCTGCCACCCGGCGACCGATGCCTGCTCCGTTCAAGCGCACAGGATCGGTCATCGCGCTGCCAAGCTCCATATCGCCCCCGGGACACTCGGTACACAACTGGGCGTAGCATCGTGGATGCCGACGATCTGCGCAAGAGCCTACGAGAGCTTCACGCGCCCTGCAGTGCCGTTGGCTGCGTT